TGAGTAGAGCGATCACTGCCTTCGAGCATGAGCAAAGAGAGAATGATAACAGAAGAACCATCTATACATTAAGGAACGATCTGATCAGTAGATTTATCGAAGAGTTCCGAGGCAAGAATGCCTACGGTAAATCTTCTGACTACATCTCAAATAAGCTTAAAAAAACGGGGGTTTGACCCCCCGTATCTACTTGAAAAGTAGTGCATAATATGTTGCAATAACCAAGAGGGTCAAGCAGACCCTCTCATAGGTCCACCTCATTCTTCAGCGAGTTTCTGGAAGTAGGACAGGGCATCGTCATCGTCGGTCTCATTGGTAGAGACACTAGGTGCAGACGGGGTGATGTCAGGAGCGTTGAACCCACCAGTGGTAGGGATCGGATCCTCATCTTCCTCTTGCTGTGCCTGTTGGACAGGGCGAGAGGTGCCGAGCACAGCACCCATGCGGCTCTCGATCTCATCATAGGATTTGAATTGATCGGCAGCAGTGAATGCTTCCAGACTGTGTGCTTGCTTCCAGAGTTGTTCCATCTCGTCATCGTCTGCACTCAATGCAGTAGGTGCAGCGAACTCGGAAGCATCGTAGTTCCAGTAACCAGCAACGGTGCGGATCTTCAGTTTGAAGTTAGCACCTTCCCACAGATCAAAAGGATTGACAGGGGTCTCATCATCGAACTCGGGTTGCATTGCAGCAAGGATCTTGTCATGGATCTTCTTGCCGTACTTGTACAGGAACACTTTGCCTTCGTTCTCTGGGTTAGCAGAGTCACGAACAACATAGATGTTGCTGTAGTAGGAGAGTTTACGCTTGCGTTGGCGGGCGACCTCCTTGTCGCTTTCGACACCGCTGTTCCACAGTTTGTTGTTTGCGGCACAGACAGGGCACTGCTCACCTTTAGTGGTGGGGCAGTTGTCGATCAACCAACCACCAGGACCTTGGAAGGCGTGGTTGTAGAGCTTTGCCCAGGGGAGAGACTCGTTCTCGGGAGCTGGCAGGAAACGGATGACTGCGTAACCGTTGCCAGAAGCATCAAGTGCGGGCTTCCAGAGTCGTTCGTCGCCACTGCTGTTTGCATTGGTGGACTTCTGAAGTTCCTTCTGGAGGAAATCAAAGTTGCTCTGGGACTTGCGCTTAAGTTCTGCGAAATTAGACATGGATGTTTTGGATGTTGGATGTGGCTTGTGTGACCCCTGTCACGAACGAATTATAACACAGGCAGAAGGCAGGGTCAAGACCCTTCTGCCAGTAGTGTTTGTCTCATGACCTTGATCTTATCGACCAGATCATCGAACACTACACCAGCGTCCTCATTTTCGGACGCTCCAAACATGACAGCAGCTTGTTTAATGCTTTCTGCCATGTCAGTTGCCTCGGGATCATCGGACAACTTCAGTCTAGTATAAAAGACTTTCTGTTTCTCGATCATCTCCTGTAACACATCGAAATATTCTAGCTTTCTATCGGGAGACAGTGCAGGGAATGTCATTGCTGCCTTCATGCAATACTCTTGCAGTTTGGCAAGTTCTTGTAGGTCACCTCGGACCATCTCGGATTGAAAGAAATCACTCATACCAATAGTAGTTTTGCTCGACTAGTTTTCTTAATGTAGTTCAGTTTCTGTGCATCGTACTTAAGTTTTTCCTTAAGTGGTTTGCTAATAAGTTTGGGGACCGATTCGATCTCGATCTCATGGGTTTCACAGTAAAAAACGATTGCATCAATGTAGTTCATTGAGTTATCAAAGGCAATCTTCTCAACTTCCTGCGAAAATTTCGCAGCTGTCATAAATTTATCCTCCAGTTTGTCTAGCATATTTGTCCTGGTATTCTCGGATGTACTCTTGTAACCTAATAAGATATTCTTTTTTAGGAGGCATCACTTTCACTTGAGTGTCACCATTTTCACAAGCAACAATCGTGACCAACTTCTTTACCGACAAACCATATACTTCCTGCAGCATACAAGCGTAGCCACATTCTTGTACAAAATAGTCGTAAAGATATTGCTCCTTCTTTGGTGCTTCTGCTGTCTTGAAATCAATGATGGCAAGTTCTCCTTCATACTCTGCAATGCAGTCCACTCGTCCTGCAATTTGTAAATAGTCAGAGTATAATGCTGCCTCTTGTAGGTATACCCTATTTATACGTTCAAGAATTTCACGAGAAGAATGGAACATCGTCCATGGTAGTGGCATGTCCTTGTACTTTGTGGTATCAAGTTCGTTGTTGATGAAGTCCTCAACTAGTTTATGATACCGTGTGCCTCTACCTGCTGCACGAGTAGTCTTTGCTTGCGCTTTATCTTTACCTACCCGTGCTCTCCACTTGGCAAGACCTGCTTGCTTCTTTGCATTGTTACTAATCACTGTGGTGATAGAAGGATACTTCCCACCAGTAGGAGTGAGATAGTATCTCTTTCCATCAATCATCTCTGCTTTCATTTCAATAGGCGAGATGTCACCCACATGATTAAAGATATGCATTAAAGACCCAGGTTAATTTTACTAATGAGATAGGATTTGACTAGACCAGAACGAACGATGTCCTCGATGTTGTATTCAACTAGAGAGAACTCACTCATGTCTTGCAAGATACGTTGGAAGTCAACGATACCTGTGCGTTCATTGCTCTTTTGCAAGTCAGACTGACGAGCGTCACCACAGAACATGATCTTTGTGTCTTGACCACAACGTGTCATGATTGAATCAAGTTCGTGGAAATTTAGATTCTGACACTCATCGATAATTACAATAGCATTATCAAGTGTGGTGCCACGCAAGAAAGATGTAGACCAGAACGATACAGTTTCCTGTGCCTTCAGATTTTCATACAGCATCTCAAAGCTGTTGTCATCAGGCATCTCGAACATGTATTTCACCATGTTTTTGTAAGGAATCTGATACAGAGATGCTTTATCCTCATGGGTTCCTGGTAGAAACCCGATCTCCCTCGTTGCGACAAGGGATCTAACGATATAAACTTTATCATAGGGAGAGTTCTCATCTAATACATCGCGCAATGCAAGGTACAATGCAACAAATGTTTTACCTGTACCAGCACACCCATAAGCATAGATGTTTTGTCCTTTACCATACTCTTCAAACATAACTCGTTGGTTATCTGTGAGAGGTTCGATAGGGAGGAGGTAGGAAGAATTAATTGGTTTCTTCCTTTTCATTTGTTTTGTAGACATACCATTAATGTCAGGTTGATTACGCTTTCTTGCTCTAGGCATATTTTACCACTCAATAGTTGAACCAGGGACTTTAGATGCACGAGTCATGATGTCGTTCCATCCAGGATGAGTCTTGCTCATCTTATTTTTCCAGTGACCAGCTTCACCGACACCAGCGACACCTGCTTGCCAATCTTTATCCCACTCGGGGTTGGCTTCCTTCCATTCACAATACTCTTTCATTGTCATGGAGAGTTCTTTCTTCTCCCCTGTCTCCTTATGAATTACTGGATACGTCGGCATCTTCTTTCTCCTTTTTGTTGAATCCAAATGGTCCTGTAAGTTTCTCTTCTAGTGCCACCTTCAAAGCAACCCCACCGATTGCTTCCATAACTTTGAGAACATCTTCTGCTCTCGCATCTGAACCAAGTTCAGTGGCAACGTAACGATACTTCGGCCAGAAGTTTTCGCCTGCCTTTTCATAATCTTCGAGTGTAAGTAGTTTCATAACCATCCAAGTGCTTCAGATACTGTAGGAAATTGTTCGATAAAGATTTTACGTGCGCCTTCTGCAATGTCCATGTGTTCTTTCTGTGTACCATGTGCCGAGCGAAGATCGATGTAATGGATCCATGACCTACATGATCCTGTCATGTAGATTTTTGTGGGCACGGCGAGTGGGAGTACAAAACGAGCACACTCCTTTGCGATTGACGCATCGAGCATCTCTTTGTAGAGTTTCATACCAGCGGCAAAGTGCTGTTGCATTTTGATCTGGAACTCTTGCTTGGTGAAAGGATCAATGTCATCGATAGAGTTCTGTCGATTCTTTGTATCCTGACGACGCAGTTCAGGTAGTGGGATTGTGTCTGCTAACAGAGATGAATCTGCATAGCGTTGGGAAAACTCTTGATATGTGAACGAACGGTGACGCAGCACTTGAGCTGCCACACCGCGTGTTGTATTTATCTCAAGCGTCATGTATGCCTGCTCAAAGACAGACCAGTGCTGATGCTGTACGCAATACTTAAGGAGTCCCGCTACCTTCGGGTTCTCCTGGTTCGCTGGATTGCTCACCCTCGCTACGTACCCCATCGTCTTCTCCGCTTCTGGAGTTACGCTTACGAGATTCACTGATGTCATACCCAAATCCTTTCTGTTTTTGTGCGTTTTTAATTAGTGCTTCTTCAAGCATTGCATCATATAAATCACTGACTCCCGAATTAATTTCTTCAGGAGTCATTGTGTTGATGTTTTTCATCGCTTTCTTTAGTCGCCTGACTTTTGATAGCTTCTTCATATTATATCATAGATTGGTTAGTCTGCATAGCCATCATCGTCGTCATCATACCTAGCATAGGCAGCGGACACGTCTGGTTGTCTGGTATATGCTTCGGGGTCTGAATAGATCTCTGCTTCCAGGGCGTTCAGCAAAGATTTAAGATTCTTGTGGATTAATTTGAGTCTTTCTCTGTCCATAAAACCTCCCTTTAATTATATAGTAGCATAAAAAAAGGGGGTTTGCAACCCCCCCAGTCTTACATTAAGATACGTCTGCAGATTCTCTTACATTGCGTCTGATTCAGCGCGTCACATTCAATCAGGCATTCGTAGTAGTCATCTAGTTTCTGATTCTCTATTGCTAGATCATCCATTGTTTCTTCTAGATGTCTCCACTCATCCAACTGACTGCGTGACAGTAGTGTATGCATTTCCACCTCCAATTCGATTGTACTCATGATATAGAGAGGGGGTTTGGTTCATGTCACACCTCCATGTAGTGCTGTACTATATAGAGAATTTGGTAGCAGATTTTACTATAATCGATGTGTGAGTACAAAAAAAGAGAGGTAACTTGACCTCTCTTCACACAAACGTCTTAAGTTTTATTGCTTCACGTTCCAGATGGACTTGCCTCGCGATTTTAGATAAACCATCTTGGCATATGATACACCACGATAAGTCAAAAATCTAAAGACTTTATCTGGATCGTGTTTGGCAGGGTCATAGTCTGGAAGATCATATTCAAATCTGATCTTCAGCATCTCTCCCCCTACAGTTTTTGCAGGAGTACGAGCTCGCCGTAAAGTAATGCGATGAATGCTGCACAACCTAGGGATGTTACTCCAACTAATTGTAGTGCTGGCATGGCGATCACTTAACGTAGGTGCGACCACGATAGCAGAATGTGCCATGAGCTTCTTTGCTTTCTACGCAACGCTGATCATACTCGACACCACGATATGCGGTAGCGGTGATCTGTGCATCGTGCAGTGCAGCTGCCTTCTGGATCTGCTTCTTGATGAGAGTAAGGGTGTTCATTGTAGGTCTCCTAAAAGAATGGGTGGTTTAATCCCCGTTCCTTCAGTCGTTTGCGCCCCAAACATCGAAACACTCTGGTACAGATTCCTTTACGGTCTCTACTAATTCTACCACCACTTCAGGCGGTAGATCCATCCTGTTTTTTCTGATCCTGAACAATAATGTATCAGCATCTGGACATGCCATCGATGAATACAATAGAAGTTCAAACATGGGGTGAACGCTCCGTTCCGCGACTTACTTGCGTCTTATGTATACAACCCGTCGCATTGACCTTCCACCTTTGTCTTGAGATACCCAATTAGATTCAACTTCGACCGTAGGTCTAGGTGAGGATCTGCTTGGATCTCTACTCGTCTTTGGAGGAACCTTTCACAGGACATGTGCCACCCATAAGGGTTGCCGTCATCATGATGGGCAAGGGTCAATGCCAGCAGGATGCTGAACATAAGATGAACGATTGCTATAGTATAGCATTACTATATATCTTTTGTCAACTGTAACATCCGATACATTTATTATTTCTTCTCTTTTGGTGCGTTAGGATCAACCCACAGCTTGGGGTTTGCTCTGCCTTCAGTTTGTACCATTGTAACAAAGTCGTTACGATACAGGTCCCAGTAATGATCGAAGATGTCTACTCTCTTACTGGCAGTCACGATATCAAACTTGGTGATACCGTCTTGAGAATACTCTACCATGTATGCGGTGTATGGAAGACTGCGATCTTGACACAGAGTGGGATCACAGTCTTGGTGAATCATCTTAATTCCTTTCCCCATCAGGCGCGGCTCCCCCACTGAATTTGGGGGAACGCTTGTTCCACACACGCCTTGGTGATCTTCCAACGCTTACCAAGTTTCTTGTCTTTGATCAGAATCAGAACCTCTGCTTCTCCTTCAGACAAACCCTCTAACATTTGAATGAACAGTTCCTCTCGCTTCGACTGCTTGAGGGTGCTGCTACCGCCCTTGAAGAAGAGGTAGAGCTTGCGGTACTCTTTCTCCAGAACCGTGTGTTCCGTCCCTTCAGGGGCATCGTTGGGGGTGTAGGGGACCTCTCCTGGTGGCAACAGACTGACGATGCTCTCGTCAAAGTTTGCAATCAGAATCGAGCGAAGTGCATTGGTGTTGTACTCCTTCAGAAGTTTGACCTTCTCTGGTTTTGTCTTCGCATTGCTCACTTTTTGGAGCACTTCATTGATTAACAATTTCATTTATCAAAGGGTGATGAACTACGAAAAAAGAATTCCTGCAACAAATCATTCAGTTGATGTTCCTTGAAGTATTCCAAGGGAACTTTCTTTCCACTGATATTTATGGAGTTGTATTCATCGAGAATTTTTTCCTCGATCTCTTCTGGAACATAATCAAAGTCAATCAAGTTTTGATTGCGATGATAGTTTGCCAGTTGCTGTGTGCTAGTACAGAACTCTGCTGGGTCCTGGTTGATCCACTTGGCAACTTTCTTTTGACTAATAGGTTTCTGTCGTACACCAACAACAAACGTATCATCATCAGATAGAAAGTTAGGGATACCATCTGACTTGTCCCCACGCATCACATGCTCCTTGATATATTGCCAAGGATCATCATGAGATACAGGTCTCTTTGTGATTGGATTGTACTGCCTTACTCCTGGGTATTTCTGCAATTGAATGAAATCCTTATCCCCAGATAAAATAAGAATTCTGTCCTTGGGTCCTTTGTTCTTGCACAATGTAGAGATTACATCATCTGCTTCGGCACCATGGACTTCTACTACCTTGTAAGGAAAGTATTCTCGAATCTCATCTCTAATTTTGTTTAGGACTTCAAAGATTGCTGTCCAGTTGTGAGATGATTCTGCTCTTGCTTTCTTTCTACTTGCTTTGTAGAAAGGAAAGATGTCCTTACGCCAGTAGTGTCTGCTATCGTATGCTAAAACAACTTCACCATAGTCTTCGGTGTATTGTTTCTCGTATGAACGGAGACTGGTGAGCACCATATGTCTCACCAGTTTCTCATTCAATTCACTTTGTTTGATCTGTGCCATCAGGTTACTAATCATAACCTGATTCATATCAATAATAACCATCCTCGTCGGAATCCTCCTCGTCTACGAAACGTACTGATAAGAGTTCTTCGTTGACGACCATACCTTCATCATCATACATTTCTGGATGCTGTGGAAGATTTGATCGTGTATTCATGTAAGCATAAAGAAAATCGTTTGCTGTCCATCCGATTAGACCGCCGACAATTCCAAAGAGAAACATTAGGATTGTCGAAAAGGTTAGGATTACTGCAGTCGTCATGGCTCTTCTCCTGTTAGGTAGTGCTCTCCTCCCTCCAGGTAAATTCAATCTTAAATTGAAATACTTTTTTTAGGAGAGCTAAACTGTGATTGATCTTGATTCCCCGCTCACTCGGCGGCGGGGGTGCTTTCGCCCTCCTACGAAGCATTAACTCCACACCTTTATTTATCTGGAGATCATCCATTTTTCTTGCGTGGGATAACAACACCATGATCTAGTAGATACTTTGCTGTTTGGGCAAGACCTCCAACTGGTTCACCATCTATAATAACATATGGATACCCTTTTGCCAAGGGGTACTGCTTGATCATGGTCTCCCTTGGGATGTCCTGCCCAACCACATAAGAACTATACTCTAGGTTGGCACGTTTCATTAAAATCTTTACCTTGTCACAGTAAGTGCAACCAGGAATAGTATAGATGTCGATTTTCATACTGGAACTTTAAGTTTTAGATTGAACGAAATTGAATAGCGTTCTTCCTCACTTTCATTTGGTTTTACCAAGTGCAGAAGATGAGAGGGGAACATGATTAGTCTACCCTTCTCTGGTTTTATGAAGTGTACGTTACTTCCATACCCATAGGTCTGATGCTCATGTGGAGATCTGAATACCAAGTCTCCAGAATTTTCAGGAGCTTCAATCCATATCACACCAGAATAAAAACAATGTGGATGTGTGTGAGTCACGTTCCAGTTTCCTGGTCCATTAACATTAAACCACATGCTATCCATTTCCAATGCAACATCAGCAAACCCATTGTGAGCAAACTGTTGTGCAATTTCATCAGCACATGGTTTGATCATCTTCCAGAGTCTAGTGGCAAGAGGAATGAAGTCAATGTCCTGGTGAATGTCAGACACAGACTGATACCCACCCATGTTACTCACAGTTTCAGATGGATACTTGTCTCTACACTTCTGAAAGTATTCCATGAAGTCAGTGTTGTCAAACTCATCATCATATGCAGAATGAATATAGAGCGGAAACAACTCCATGGTATTGTATTCGGTCATGCAAAACCTCCTTTACTTTTCTTCTTCGGTTTAACATCAACCACTTCCATATGCGATAGGAACTGCCCAGGAGACTGGAACCATCGTGCGTGTGCTACCTGCCAGTCATCATAGATTTCTGTCTGACCATTGGTGAACACAATCCTGTAGCGATGCCTGTCGTATGGTTTGTCACAGGTCTGCGTGAAGTATCTAGGATCGTTTGGTTTGATCAGATCGTAAGACATTAAAAAAGGGGTCCGAAGACCCCTAGTATATCACGTATCCTTTAATAAGACAAGTCCTTATTAAAAGTTAGAGTGCGTTGCCTCTAGGAAGAACTTCTTCTGGAAATACAAACTGCTCGTGCGGTTGATCCACTGGTGCCATCCAGGCACGCAGACCTTCATTCAGCAGAATGTTCTTGGTGTAGAACGTCTCGAACTCGGGGTCTTCCGATGCTCTGATCTCTTGACTTACGAAATCATAAGCCCGAAGATTAAGAGCAAGACCAATAATGCCGATGCTACTTGTCCAAAGACCCATAACAGGAACAAAAAGCATAAAAAAGTGAAGCCACCTTTTATTACTAAAGGCAATACCAAAGATCTGACTCCAGAAGCGGTTCGCTGTGACCATAGAATAAGTTTCTTCTTCTTGAGTCGAATCGAATGCCTTGAAAGTATTTGCTTGTTCGCCATCTTGGTAGAGTGTGTTCTCAACAGTGACACCATGGATTGCTGACAGTAATGCTCCCCCTAGTATACCAGCAACTCCCATCATGTGGAAGGGGTTCAAGGTCCAGTTGTGGAATCCCTGAAGGAAGAGGAGGAATCGGAAGATTGCTGCGACCCCAAAAGATGGAGCGAAAAACCAACTCGATTGACCCAGAGGGTAGATGAGAAAGACACTAACGAAGACAGCAATAGGACCAGAGAAAGCAATCGCATTGTAGGGACGGATGCCAATTAACCTAGCAAGTTCAAACTGTCGAAGCATGAAACCAATGAGAGCAAAGGCTCCGTGGAGCGCCACAAAAGCCCAGAGTCCCCCAAGTTGGCACCAGCGGATGAAATCTCCTTGAGCTTCAGGACCCCAAAGTAGAAGAAGAGAATGACCCATAGCGTCAGCAGGCGTTGACACAGCCGCTGTAAGGAAGTTAGCACCCTCCAAGTAACTACTTGCAAGTCCGTGGGTGTACCAACTTGTGACAAACGTAGTGCCAGTAAGCCAGCCACCAATTGCAAGATAAGCAGTGGGAAAAAGAAGTAGTCCAGACCAACCCACAAAGACAAAGCGATCCCGTTTAAGCCAGTCATCAAGGATATCAAACCATTCCCTCCTTGGTTGTTGTAGTGTCGATGTTACCATTTATTTAACCAGTAAAGACTAAAAAAGGGGGTCGGATGACCCCCAATGTGTTTGTATACTAACCGATCAACCGATTGCAGGTGCGGTGAGAGCAACAGGGGTGCTTTCAGCAGCAGCAAGATCGAGAGGGAAGTTGTGAGCGTTACGCTCGTGCATGACTTCCATGCCCAGACCAGCACGGTTGAGAACGTCTGCCCAGGTGTTCAGAACACGACCTTGACTCTCAACAATGGATTGATTGAAGTTGAATCCGTTAAGGTTGAATGCCATGGTGCTGACGCCGAGGGCGGTAAACCAGATGCCCACAACTGGCCATGCTGCGAGGAAGAAGTGCAGCGAGCGAGAATTGTTGAAAGAAGCATACTGGAAGATCAGACGACCAAAGTAACCATGAGCGGCAACGATGTTGTAGGTCTCTTCTTCTTGACCGAACTTGTAACCGTAGTTTTGAGACTCGGTTTCAGTAGTCTCACGAACGAGCGACGACGTAACCAGCGAACCGTGCATCGCAGAGAACAGGGACCCACCAAAGACACCTGCGACTCCAAGCATGTGGAAGGGGTGCATGAGGATGTTGTGCTCTGCTTGGAAGACCAACATGTAGTTGAAGGTGCCAGAGATGCCGAGCGGCATAGCGTCAGAGAAAGAACCTTGACCGAAAGGATAGACGAGGAATACAGCAGATGCTGCAGCGACTGGAGCAGAGTATGCTACGCAGATCCAGGGGCGCATACCCAGGCGGTAAGAGAGTTCCCACTCACGACCCATGTAAGCATAGATGCCAATCAGGAAGTGGAAGATAACCAGTTGGAAAGGACCACCGTTGTACAGCCACTCGTCGAGAGATGCTGCTTCCCAGATGGGATAGAAGTGAAGACCGATTGCATTGGACGAGGGAACGACAGCACCAGAGATGATGTTGTTACCATAGAGAAGTGAACCAGCGACTGGTTCGCGGATGCCATCGATGTCCACAGGAGGAGCAGCGATAAAGGCGACGATGAAGCAGATGGTTGCAGCCAGCAGGGTGGGGATCATCAGGACACCAAACCAACCGACGTAGAGACGGTTGTTGGTAGAGGTGACCCATTCGCAGAAGGATTCCCAAGTGCTGACCGAACCTTTACGTGAAAGAGTTGCAGTCATAGTAGTGCGTTTTGAACGTTAGTTATGCAAACAATGTAACGACTCCTTAAAAGTCCTTTACATTTGTTTACTTATTTAGTATAGCAGGGGTTCGGGAATCCGTCAAGCCTTTAAAGTAGAGTATTTATACTCATTAGATAGGGTTGGTGGCGGGGATCATCATGCCCCCACCGTGGTCATCGTCATCGTCGATGCTACCACCCGTCAGGACAGCAGCAAAGATGAACCCTGCAAACATCGACAGTGCGAGGACTAACATCACCATACTCCTGGGATGATCTGTCCAGTGGTCAGGTAAGAACCTACTGCTGCAACGAAACCAATCATTGCTGCACGAGCATTCAGAATTTCTGCTTCAGGTGTGAATCCAAATTTCATTTTTTGTTCTCCAAAGTTTTGTTTGTGATAATAATCTTCTCTCCATCATGAGAGAATTGTAGTTCGTCATCAGGATGCCACATCAACTCCTCGTACATGTCGTCGAGTTTTTGAATGTCTTCCCAAAGAGCGTCAGGGTTGGGCATATATTAGTCAGAAAATACCAAAGAATAGTTTACCAGTAATCGCGTAAGAAATCAACCCAGAAACGATTCCACCCATTGCCCAGCGTCCGTTGTACATCTCCTTGTATTGCATAGGAGAGAACAGACCCTTACGATTGTAGTCTTCGACTACCATCTGGGGTTCTTTAGCGAATAGATTATTTTGTCCGTATTCATTTGTTGTTACGGTCATTGTCTTTTTGTTAAGAACTGTTACATAGTATATAGCAAAAAAAGAGGGGCGTCAAGCCCCTCTCTAATAATTATTTCTGATCGATGACATTTTGTTTTCTTGCCTGACGGGACAACCAGAAGGCGATACCGATCAAGGCGAAGTAAAAAATGGTGTCATCTATCATGACTAGGAAGAACACAACTGAACCACCAATCTTATACATGGGAGGGATAGGAATCCTCTCCACCAAACCACGCACTTGCTTTTCAAATACAAAGAAGTAAAGAGGAGCAAGTGCAGTTACGACATACTCACTATAGGGTACAATAAAGTACAGTGAGATGATAATAAAGATAGGAAAGTAGTGTCGTTCAGGTATTCTAGATAATAAACGAATCATTTAATAGAATTCACAGCATCAAGTGCCTTAAAACGAAGGTCTTCAGGCAGGGGAACATAACCTAGGGCATCAGACTTTGCCTGCTGCTCTGTAGAGAGCATATAACGGAGGGTCTCTTTGACTCCATAGGCAGACTCTGGATACGCTAGGATCCAAGTAAGGGAGACAATAGGGTACGCATTGGCACCAGCAGGGTTAGCGTCAGCACCACGAAGCTGATCGTCCAAGACGATCTGTGATAGACCTGCTGCAGATGTTTCAGCATTTGCGGTGACATAATTACCTGCCTTGTTTTGTAGTGCTACTTGTTGGAAGTCACTGTTAACAACATAACCATAGTTCAGATAACCAATAGAACCAGGTTGATTCTTGATAGTAGCAGCAACACCAGAGTTGCCTTTGCCACCAACACCAACTGGCCAAGAGACTGACTTGCCAACACCTACAGTCTTCTTCCACTCGGGAGAGAATGCTGACAGGGAGTTGGTGAATCCTTTGGTGGTGCCAGAACCATCAGAACGATGAACAGTCAGAATGCGTTGGTCAGCACAACCAAAGGCAGACCAGTTAGTAATCTTACCAAGGAAGACATCAGCCAGTTCAGTCTGTGTCATCTTGGCATCACATCCAGGATTATTATAAGCGGGGACGATCGCACCGCCCGTCATAGGAATGTGAATCATGGGCAGTTTCTGTTTAGCATCACTTACAGCACCATCAGAGGCACCGAAGTCAACAGTCTTTGCAGTGAATTGACGGACACCTGCACCACTACCAACTGCTTGGTAGTTTACTTTGTTGCCAGTTTCTTCAGCAAAAGATCCGAACCATGCATTGTATAAGGGAGCAGGGAACGTAGCACCTGCACCATCAAGGGTGAAGGTTTCTGCTTTCTCGGTGGAACCACATGCCACCACCAGGGGTGCTGCCAAGAGGGCAGCTGCGATTGCTTTGAGTTTCATAATTCAGATATCAGAACTTGTACTTGGTGCCGACTTCAACTTTCCAGTCACGGGTGTCATCTTCTTGGAAGATGTTTTCCCACTTACCATATGCACTGAACTTGTCAGTGATTTTAACCTTACTACCTACTTCCAGAGCGTAGAAGGTTTCATCTTCACCAGCGTCAGGTGCTGTCAGACCAATACCACCTTCTACATATGGTTTGAAGGGTCCAACCTTTTCAAATTCATAACCAACACGACCCTGATGAACTGCCTTCGAGAAGTCTTCATCAGTTCCTTTGAATTCGTGCTTGGACTCTACATAGGGTCCTGCAAGGGCAGGTGTCGCCAGTGCAGATGCTGCCAGTGCGGCAAGAGCGATTGCTTTCATTTGTAATTCCTTTGTGAAATACGGATCAATGAATTTTGATCCAGGTATATTTTAACACGCTTAAGGTTTTCTTGGGTAAAGGTTAGTTAAAGCTTTACCCAAGAGGGCATAAAAAAGACCCCCATGTTAGGGGGTCAAGATGTGTGTATCGACAGGAACTATCAGAAGGACCAGGTAGCACCGACCTTTGTACCATAACCACGATCGATGTCGTCATCACCTGATCCGATGAAGGAGACCTCACCATATACCGACAGTGCCTCGGTGGCAGCGATGGATGCACCTGCCTTACCAGAAGGAACGGTGTCATCAGAACCACCGTCAGGGGAGACGTAGCTAGCACCGCCTTGAACGTACCAGTCAACCACACCAGTGGTTCCAGAGTAGCCTACGTGAGCGTCTGTCGTGGTTCCAGTGTAGTCCGAGCCAGTGAAACCAGAATTTGCCTCTACGTTAACGTAGGGTCCTGCCAGGGCAGCACCAGGAGCAGCGAAAGCAACAGCTGCAGCGGCAGCAGCGAAAGCAGTTTTGATCATGTTTGTTTTCCTAAATTTGTTGGACAGTAGGTATATAGCACAGAAAAGTTACAAAAGTCAATACCCTTGTGACACTTTCTCTGCACTAAAGCGGAGTATCGGAATCGAACCGACGACATCTAACTTGGAAGGATAGCGTTCTACCGCTGAACTAACTCCGCAGGGTGGGAGAGCGTTACTTCTCCCTAGGCTCGCCACTTGTTCTTTCACTGGAAACAAGAAACCAGGCGGCAACAATCACCCGCACCACTTGCTTTTATGGAGAAGCAAGAAACCCGAGGGGTCTGGGACCCATCCCGACCAGGGCAAGTTTATAGTCTATCCGAGACTGGACCAGCAGACGAATCTACCCAGCTCCACCAGGGTAAGTTTAGAGTCTATCCAAGACTAATTGTGTCGTTATCCTCACCCTTCTCATCGGTATTGAAGGTGATGGTATCCACACCGTCTGCACCAGAGATGATGGTATCACCACCAAAGTCTAGCACATCCTCACCGATACCACCGAAAGGAATGTTGACAGGACCAGCAGCTGCAGCACCAAAGGTTTCTACGTTAGTAGCATTCAGATAATCAGACTGCAACTCGAAGTTGTAAGCAGACTCATCATAAGATGGATACTCACTGGGAAAATTGATAACCATCCCAGTTTCGATAGGTGCCATGGTACGCAGTTTGTCATAGATCTCGAAGAGATCACGAACAGAGTCACCACTCTTGTTCTGCAGTGCTTCCAGCAGTTCCTGGCGCACTAGTTCTTTTGCTTCAGTAAGACGAGACATTATCTTTGATGTAACAAGGGACAGTTTCGGGATCCAACCACTTCGTATACTCGAAGTCTTCCATGGCAATAGTCATTTGCATGGCATTGTCACAGAGGTACATGTCAGAGTACCGCTTGGTGTACTCGTGTGCTTTTTGAATACGAAAGTCAGGCATCCCGTTGGTTTCCAGTGTACCACACTCAACGTAGCGGTAGGGGAAACGCTCAAGCAGAATTTTCATTAGTAGGAGGGATCTCCAGGAACGTCATCATCATAAGGCAAGTCAGGCATAATGTCAAGCAGTGGTTCGATCTCTTCTGTGATCGGTGCTGCGATGACTGCACTGCCATCAGGGCGACGAACTAGGAAGTGCTCACCCTGATTCTCAATCAGATCCATGTAGTTATCGAAGTTAGCTTGAAACTCTTCTTCGCTAACCTCACGCATTTCTTCTACTTGTTTCATACGTTGCAACAAATATTTTGTTCTTGAAGATACTTGATAGTTTCTGTGCATCCACCTAGATGCTTCTTGTCCATAAGAACTTGTGGGAAGGTTGTTCCCTCCCCAAACAGACTATAGAAGTCAGCACCAGTGAAGTCTCTACCTAAACGATACTCTACAAACTTGAACTCATTCAATTCAAAAAGCAATCTGATCTGCTCACAATAGCGGCAACCGTGCTTTGAATAGATGGTGAATGTCATGCTTTGAGGTTCTGGAAATCTTGTGCGAAAATATTTAGACCAGCGTCAGTCAGGACGTGATCATACATCTTGTCAAATACCTTGGTTGGAAGTGTGACTACACTAGCACCATAGAGCAAGCAACGGGAGACGTGGTGGACATCTCGCAAACTGGCAGCAAGAACTTTGGTTCCGATTTGCTGTGTGCAATACAGACCAGAGATGGCACGGACCAGTTCAACACCGCTGCAGCTGTTGTCGTTCATGCGACCTACAAATGGAGAGATGTAGGTAGCACCAGCAAGACCAGCAAGTGCTGCTTGAGCAGCAGAGAAACACAGGGTAACATTAGTTTTGATACCCTTACCAGACAGATCTTTACATGCAATTAATCCCTCTCTAGTGAGAGGCAGTTTAATTGTAACTTCAGGACCAATGTCAATATAACGTTGTGCATTGTCGATCATTTCTGCTGCAGTCTGTCCATCAACTTCTGCAGAAATACTTTCAAAGGCAAAGTCTTTTGAAAGTGTTCCAATAAAATCATAGTAACTCACACCAGATTTACGCACAAGCGTAGGGTTGGTGGTGATACCAGAGATGAGACCAGTTACGTAACGATCAGCAATCTCGTTGTAGTCTGCTGTATCTAGAAAAATTTGCATGATTAGTAAAAATGTTGGTAAGTGTACCAATCGGGGTGATAGGATTTGAACCTACGACCTCCCGCTCCCAAAGCGGGCGCTCTACCAAGCTAAGCTACACCCCGTTAAAGGAGTCAACGCTCCTCAAAATCAATTCGTCGGACCTTGCGTTGTCGCCTCTCCTCCTGAAAAACCAAGTCTTGTGGTGATAGACTCGGTGTAGACTTTTGCTTTTGGGGACTCGTTAGAATCTCTACCAGAGACAGATCCTTCCCTGATATGTTGGTCCCACGGATGCTCGTAAGGTTCGGGCACCCGCAACTCTTCATCTTTGTTGGATGACTCTCTAATTGCTTCCCGCAATTCTTGCATCTGATACTTAACATTGTCTATTGCCACTCTAATTAGTGCTAACTCTTCGTGTATATCCTGATGGTGGAATCGCAATGGTTTCTGCAGAAGTCTTTTAAGTTTCTTTTTCATGAGGATTTAACACAATGGGAGATACTGGGATCGAACCAGTGACCTGCTCGGTGTAAACGAGACGCGCTACCGCTGCGCCAATCTCCCGAGGCGTCTTGGGCAGGACTCGAACCTGCGACCGACTGTTTAGAAGACAGTTGCTCTATCCAGCTGAGCTACCAAGACATAAAGGGGCATTGCACCCCAAAGGATCAGTTGGATTAGAAGGATGATCTATCCCCCATCTCCCATTCAGGCAGTCGCGAGTTCGCGAGTGCGGGAGAATGCAACGATGTTGTTCGCTGCGGAGTCAGATGTGTTTGCATCTATGGTTTTGTTCCGTCAACAGTTACAACCTTTTTGCCCTGTCGAAACCATGGCACCCCCATGAGTGGAGGTGAGGGGAATCGAACCCCTGTCCAGTACAACAGACTTTGCAACCTCTTGAACACTGTATATATTACCACAGTGTTCAATGGTTGTCAACTAGAAACTTGTTGAAACCCTGTCCCAGACATCCAACCACCAGGACCAGATTGAATCTGTTCTGATCCACCACCAAGTTGTGGCATGGGGTCTAGTTGAGTAGTAGTTTTACCACCACCAGTGGCAATCTGATACATTCTTTCGTGAATGTCAGAAGGAACACCAGTGGTTTCTTCTGCTAGCAGTAGATGTTCTGCTACACAGAGATCGTATTTTGCTTTTATAATCTCCTGCTTCTCACTGTAGTATGCAGGTCCAAACCAGGGATCGTCTTCTAGGTAAGCGGGAGCAGGATACGTCATGTGTGAAGTGATAACGAAGTCATGTTACCAGATTATTTATGCAGCGTCAAGGGTCTTTGGTGCATAATATGCCTTGTAGTATGCCACAATGCCATCTGACCTCACGTTGCCTTGCGACACCCAGTCATGACAGCACTCCATGATACCTTTCTGACTATGAACAGGGGATCCATCTGGGTTGAGCTCGGATCCAAATTTCTTGAGCAGGATAGCATATACCCTAGCACGGGCATCCATACGGTCATCACTGTAGCGCCAGTCTTCAGACATAGTTGAGTAGCAACTGGTCACAATTGTATCACAACAGACATGAGCTGTCAAGCTAAATAGTACGTGGTAAAATTTAGATCAAATGAAAAAAGCAATTGCAGCTTTTGGAATGCTTCTGATGACATCACCTGCTATGGCTGGTGGACTTGTTACTAAACACTCTTCGAGTGTTCAACTTAACGTAGACGCAGCGCGTTCTACTGCCACGAGAATCGGTTCCTCGTTCAGTATTTCAGGTTCAAATATTGATACTACGGACGGTTCGACTGCAAACACAGTTTCTGCTGGTACTATCACCTCTGGTGTATATTCTCCAGGAACTATTGCAGCAACACAAGACACCGCTGGAGCAGCATTTAGTTTCAGTCAATCTTATACCCAAGGCGATGCAGTTCCAACTAGTGCAGCTACTGTAGGAGATATTCCTAACTTCGGTTCGGTTACTTCTTACACAGCTGGAACTGCTGGTTCACTAGCTGGTACTGTGACCAGTGCAGGTGTACTAACCGTAACTGCTGGTGGAGCTGGTACAAGTGCCGTGGGTCAATTTGTCTCCGAGGTCACTGTAATTGATTGAGGACGTTCGTAATGACGATTTCTGGATCGACCTATTGGAATATTGCGACGAGTGCGGTGGTAATCCTGCTTACAGGTGCCACCGCCCAAGCAGTCCCCGTTGTCCCAAACTTCACACAGGGCTCAATGACGAGCCACACAGAGACAACACAGACAATAACCGAGACGATTAATAGCATGGATTATAGTACAGGATATCAATATTCTGCTACTGGATCTGGCGTAACTGCTAGTGGAAATCTTTCCCCTGGCACTTCTAGTAATTCTGTATCAATTGAAGGAGTGAATTCAACATGGACTGGCGTGGGATCAAAACCATCTTTCACACAAACGACACCAGGAGCAGCGTTCCAGTTTACGGAGACGTACAGCGGACCAGGGCTTCAGAACCATACAATTATTCAAAGAACAACAGAGGTTACAAGCGTAACAGATACAACAAGTATTTTCTCCCAGTAATCCTATGTCTAACTCAAATTGCAAGTGTAATCCCTGCTCGTGCAGAAACTGTGGGCGGTGTGAGTGCAACAGCATCTCCAATCGCTAATAGCTCTGGCTCGGTGACAAACCAAGCCATTCAGGTATTACAAGGTCCATATATTACCAACACTTATGGTGGTGGTATTCAATGTCAAGGACCCACCAGAAACTTTACTCCCTATGTAACAGGGACTGCATCAGCTTCCAAACCTTGGGAGCCATATTATGATGATCCTGTATATGATATCAGTGACAACAACGGTGCCTTCGATGACGACGGGAACGCAATTGGGGACGGAATTATTGATAATCCTGGTCGCATTCTCTTCCATAAAAAAACTAGAACTGGACAGAAAGATAACTACAGTCTAGGTCTTGGTTTCTCTATGACATGGAGTACACCAACAGATAAAAACTTACAGGATCTGTGTAAGAAAGCAGCACAAACACAGATTGAATTGAACAGTCAACTTGCTGCTAATAAAAGATTAGATTTTGAGATCGCGAGACTCAAAAATTGTGGACAGTTATTAAAGGAGGGAATTCGCTTCGCTCCTGGTACTAGGTATGCCAAGGTATGTGAGGATGTCCAGGTGCAGGGTGTGAACTTCATGGTTCCACACGTACATAAGATCCCTTCTACTTCTTCGTCTTCGCCTTCACAGCGCGAAGCTTTGCAATCGCTTGATTCCGATCCCTCTGCTCTTCTCGGCGCTCCTTTACAGACAAGATCTTCATTTGTTTCCCCCTGATTGAAGCAACCTTCTTCAAGACTTTCTTCACTGTAGGTTTGATAACCTTCAGTAAGATGTCAGCAAATGGTTTAGCAATCAGTGCAGATGTAGTAGCAACAACAGCAATACCTCCAGTGGTGATAACAACACTCGCTGGGGGTATTCCATTTATGGCTTGCTCAATGATGGGTACGTCTCTTACTTCCCTGATACATTGAGTACCGACTAGTTTATATCCTGTGACTTCTTTCCTACCACTGTCAAAGATGTGTCCAACAGGTTCTTCTGCTTCCTGTTTCTTTGTGGGACACTCTATCTTTGGTACTTCCTTATTTGTTTCTGGTGTTTTCTTTGGTGTCTCTGCTGGATCTGGTGTCTTCCTGTCTGGTGGAGGTGCAACAGGAGGTATAGACTCTTCGCGTTTAAACTTTAGCTTTCTTTTATTATAATCCATAGGAGTGAACGATGGTGTGCCTGCATCACAGTACACCTTTACACCTTTCGGATCGTCAATCTCTAATTGATTGTTGTCATCACGTTCGTGTGCCTCTACACATCCAGGCATGTCCACAACAGGGACACCAATCATGTTAGTAACTGGATAGATAGGAGGAACACTAGGGATTCGTGCCTCTGGAGTAGTCCAAATGTTAATTGGACCGATGTCAAGGTCACGAATCCTAATAGTGTCTGTTGAAATCTGTGGTATATCCATCAGGGTAGAGGGATAGCACCACCTGTTGCACTTGGAAGTTTCGGTACTTCTGGCATTGCTTTGTCTACAATACCAGGCAGTGCTCTAGTCACTGCTTCTGTTACTGATTTGGTAACACGTTCTCTAGCGCGTTCAGTAATAGATTCTCTATTCAAGTACACATATCCAGTGGTGCCGACTACCGTCAGGGATACTAGTCCCGATAGTAGTGCCACTACGTTAATCACCTTTTGCATCTTTCTTTTCCTCACTTTTTTTATCTTTATCTTCGTCTTTCTTTTTAGACGCTTGGACTCCGAACGTAGCTAAAGTCGTTGTGAAGACACTGGCTATAAATGTCGGATCGATTTGTCGTTGTGGAATGCCAGGAACAGTTACATAATTAAGTGTAAGAATTGCTGCTGACCACCCAAGAATAATAACACGCACCAATGCAGACAGACCTTCGTCTGCCCATTCAAACTTTTCCTTCTTCGCTGGCGATTCCTTTACAGGAGTTTCTGCCATTGCTGGAATAGTTGAGGCACTTTTATTTAGTCTGCAAGGTAACCATTTTCTTTTAGCCATTGCCCTGTCAGTGGTGTGGGTGGATACACTTTCCACATCTCACCAGTAGCACAGGCATCCAATGCTTTAGCAGTCATACCTTCAGTGCGACCTGCCCAGGATGCTTCTGCTTCCCAAGGGACTGCATTTTTAGGATAGGTGCGTTCTGCCATAGTGCGCCAGATCGTAGGAACTGCCTCTTCAGGTTTGATGATAGCGATCATACTATTCTTGATAGTACCTGCCATACAATCCTGTGCAGCGTGCCACCCTTCATGTCTAGTGACACTCATGAGTGTGCTTTGACGATGCATGAAAGCATCGTTCAAGAAAAAGTTATTACCTACAGTATGATAGACACCTCGGTGTCCTGGTGGAAAGTATTTTGTATCTGCTAGAAAGACCTTAACTCCGACCCTATCAAAAGAGGCGATGATGTCATTAAACTCACTAGCAACAGAATCATAATCACTATCGGGATAGTAATCGATAATATCTTGAATACTCGTGACTCGTTTAACATTGTCGGTACACTCTAGTAGCATCATGCATCCCATAGAATCCATAGTGTGGTAACCCTTGGTGGGTTCCGCTGCTACAGGCACAGTCATACCATGTGCTGCTCCGAGGAGCAGACCTGACAAAATATACTTAAACATAATATACCTCAATGATTTTTATTTATCTTCGTTGTACCAGAAGTCGTTCCAGTCTTCTTCAGTAGCTTCGTAGATAGGGCAAGGTTCTTCCATAAGGAGATCAACTTTTGCTCTTACCATTCTAGCACGAAGTTCTTGTTCCTGCTCTTTAGTTAGAATACTCATTGAGAATGTCTAGCATACGGTTCAACATATGATCAGCACCTGAACGCCAATCATCATTCTTGTGGTCATATTTTCCATCACCGATCTCGTTCTTTAATTTGAGAACGTGATGCAGTGCATCAACCTTGAGCAATCTTCCTCTTGGCATAATCAAAAACCACAATGAAATATTTATTTGTTGTTCTCGAACAGACCAATGAAATATTCAGCATCCACCACAATTAGTGGTTTCTTTCTGTTCTTCTTCATGACTACGATGGGTTCATAGTCACCAGAATTTTCACAAGCCTGTTCGTATGCGTCCCAAACATTGAGACGCTCAACGTTCTTACATTCTATCGAGTGAGGAAACTTTTGTCTAGCTGCTCGTGCCATGATAAGATCTTCTCCACCAGCACCCATGCTACGAGACTCAATGTCCTCTGGGTGGACATCTAACATCTCAATGAGTTTCTGGCGGACCCACTTCTGTAGGTTCCTACCCTTTGCTTTGGCACTACTAGTTTTCATAACCACGGATCTGGTATTTGTACCGCATTGCTTGGAGGAACCATGCGTCCGTGAGACACTTCGGACCCTCCATGATAATCTTCGCTTGTTTGTCTGTCACACTCGGATCCGAGAGTGCTCTCCGTTTCCATTCGGGAAGTTCTTTTGTCATGCAACCACCTGTAAAATATATTCATATCTCTGATTGATTCTCCCAGAATCCAGGGATGTTCTCACCACGCAAGAACTTACCCCAGTTAACAGTATTGTAATCAATACTATTATCCCAACAGAATTTCTGCATAACTTGCATCAATTCTTCCTCGTTCATCCTAGTCCACCAGTAGATCGTATATTGTTCGTTACGATCAATTTGTTTCATGGTTTCCAGATATTGCTGGATTGCCCTAGGTTGTTTTGGATCTGCCTGCATCGGCAGAGGCAAAGGAGTGTCAGGATTCATAATGGTATAAGCGTATTGTCATCATCATCTGTAAAGATGGTAGTCAGTTGAGTAAGATCAAAAGCAATAGTAATTCTAGGAGTGTCCTGTTGATTAACTGTAGTATAGTGAGGGAGATAGTTAGGAAATAGTGTCAGTTTACCTGGCACATTCTCTGCTTCGTAGTTCCTACCAATATCATCATATGGATGAGTATAGATAGTCTTGGTGTCTACAGCAGCAACAGTTAGATGCCCTCCCAAGTATGTATGTGGGTGGACAGAGTGCCAATGTTTTTTGATCCTCTCTCCCTTCCTCAACACGTTTGCCCAGCATCTAATACGTACCCTAGGCACAGATTTGAATACACCAAAAATACTTTGATAGTATTGTTTGTGAAACTTTTTAATCTCCTGATGTAACTGATCTGTAGCAGGAAACCCCCAGGTCAAGACATTGAAATGCCTGAACCTAGAGGTAAGACTATTAGGACCAAGACCAGTATTGCCATCACTGCTGGCAGGAAACTGATCTTTGATCTCTTTTTCTTTCTGTAGAATAATTTTAGTTAGTTCATCACAGTCAATATCAATTTGCTTTTCGCCAATGGTGAAGTCCCATTGAGGCGCAAATGGTGACTGGGGCGGATCACTTTTGTGGTGAACCGCACACCATTCTTTTGTCATAGTTTAAATCCAGAGAATGTTTTTTCACCAACATCTTGCTTGAGACCACCGATGACATAGGACTCAACTTCTGTCTCTTGTGGTGCCACTTGCATGGTCTTGGAGTTCAACCAGTGCTCTGTCCATGGTAGAGGATTGTTAGAGATAGGTTGACTAAAGACAGGCTTCATGTTGATAGACTTCATGCGACGATTCGCAACCCACTCAACATAATTCTTGAGTAGTTTGTCATTCAAACCAATCATGCTACCATCTCTAAACAGATACTCTGCCCAGTTCTTCTCTTCCTCTACACAATCACGGAACATTTGAACAACGTTCTGTTCTTCCTCCTCAATGATCTTCAGCATGTCAGGGTCATCACCCTTCTGCCAGTTCTTGATCATGTTCATGGTGATAGTCATGTGCTGCGACTCATCACGAGCAATCAGACCGATGATCTTTGCATTACCTTCCATGACTTTGAGTTCACCGAAAGCAAAGGAGCAAGCGAAAGAAACATAGAAACGAATACCCTCAAGAATATACACGTTCATGACTGCGCGATAGAGTCTACGCTTCAGGTCACGCAGTGTCCATTCAGCACTAGGAGAATCTTTCCAGTCTTCCTTCCACCAGTTACCAGTGCCATACTCCTGTGCAGCATTGATGAAGTCATCGTATGCCTTGGTCACACTTTGGGCACGTTCAATGATCTTCTCATCGTCGATGATAGTGTCAAGAACTTCCGTAGGATCTGGGTACACATTCTTAATGATGTATGTGTACGAGCGACTATGAATCATCTCCATAGTCTGCCAGATGTTCATGGCACCCTCAAGCTCGGGTAGTGAGCAGTAAGGACTAAAAGCCATCCCAGGACCACGCCCTTGTACAGAATCCAGGAGGATCTGGTACTTAAGATTAGAGGTGAAGATGTGCTTCTGCTCTGGACGAAGCGTCTGGTAGTCAGCACGGTCCTTCTGAAGTGATACCTCTTCAGGTCTCCAGAAGTATCCAAGTTGCTGTTGAGTAAGTTTCTCAAAGATAGGATACTTGAATTGATCATAACGTTGTACTCCCAGAGGGGCACCAAAAAACATTGGTTGCTTCAATGCATTGACTGTATTAGTATTGAATACAGTCATGCCGTCTACAGATTTCTTTGGCATGTCGTCGTTGACTCTAAATTTTGCAACTGTCACAATCTTCTTCCTCGGTTTCTAGGATTTGGGTAAGCAGGTCTTCGATGCTCTGTTTCTTCTCTTCTTCTTTGTCGTCGTCTTCTTTTACATCATAGGTGTTTTGATAGTATGAAGTTTTCCAACCGTACTTGTATGTAGTCAAGAAATCCTGTGCCATGACCGAAACAGGGATCTCATTGTTGGGGTAATTCAGTGGATTGTAGCTCCAGTTACCAGAAATTGCCTGGTCAAAGAACTTCTGCATCACAGCAACAATATTAATATACCCAGTGTTGTTAGGCATATCCCACAGAAGGGTATAATTGTTTTTAAGAGTCTGGTATTGCGGGACGATCTGTTTAAGCGGTCCCTTCTTGCTCTTCTTAACGGACAGATACCCTCTAGGTGGTTCGATTCCATTTGTTGCGTTTGACACAACGGAACTGCTCTCTGATGGCATTTGAGCAGACAGTGTTGAATGTCGTAGTCCGTGCTGTCTGATCTGCTCCCGTAGAGCTCCCCAATCAAGCGAAAGGTCATGTGGTACTAGCTCGTCAACGTCTTTTTTATATGTATCAATGGGAAGAATTCCATGGGAATACTTGGTGCGATCAAAGTATCCACATGCACCTTTCTCTTTAGCAATCTGATTGGATGACTTGAGCAGGTAGTATTGGAATGCTTCTGTCAGATCATGGACTGCTTTCACCGCTTCAGGAGAGTCGTAGGAGTGCCCCTGCTTCGCCAGGAAGTGCGCTAGACCGATGTATCCGATACCCAGTGACCTACGATTGAGTGTGGACTCTCTCGCCGCTTTGACAGGGTACTCCTGGTAGTCGATCAGTTCTTCCAGACCACGAACAGCAAGATCACAAAGGGGTTCAATGTCATCCAGTGTCTTCAGTTTACCTACGTTGATAGCAGACAGAATACACAGAGCAATCTCACCCTCGCCATCGATATGCTGGATGGGGTCAGTTGGTAGAGTGATCTCCTGACACAGGTTAGACATGTTAACCTTGTCCAGGAAAGAACTATGACTGTTGCAGTGGTCAATGTTCATGAGGTAGACACGACCAGTCTCTGCTCGCTCTTTCAAGAGATCAAGAATAAGTTCTTGAGCACCGATAG